GGCTCTTATGGTGATACGTTATCAACTAATTTTTCAAAAAATGTTAGAAATACTATTCAAGAAATTAAAGCAGATCCTAGCATAGTTGTTTATAACGATATTTTTCCTAAAACTAAAATCAAATATGGAGATGCAGCCATGAACATGTGGAGCCTTGAGGGAAGTAATACAACTAATTATTTAGCTACTTCTCCAAAAGGAACAGCAACGGGCTTTGGAGCTGATATTTTAATTATTGATGATGTTATCAAATCAGCTGAAGAAGCTAATAATGCTAATCAGTTAGACGCATTGTGGAGTTGGTATACGGATACTATGCTTTCCCGACTGGAGCATTTCGGTAAATGTATTATTATTATGACTCGCTGGCACTCTCAAGATTTAGCCGGAAGAGTATTAAAATTAATGCCACAACAGGGATATAAAGTTAAGCATATAACAATGAAAGCTTTACAAGATGATGGGTCTATGCTATGTAATGAAATTCTGAGTTATTCTGATTACCAAAAGAAAATTGCTGTAATGGGCGCAGATATTGCCAGTGCAAACTACCAACAAGAACCCATAGATTTAAAAGGCGCTTTATATCAAGAATTAAAAACTTACGACAAGCAACCAGATTTTGAAGGTATTTTTGCATATTGTGATACTGCTGACACAGGGATGGATTATTTGGTGTCTTTAGTTTACGGAATATACCAGCAGGAAGCATATATATTGGACGTAGTAATGACTCAAGAACCAATGGAAGTAACTGAAGGTTTGGTAGCACAAAGCTATTACAAAAACCAAGTAAATGAGGCGTTGATTGAAAGCAACAATGGAGGCCGTGGCTTTGCTCGCCAAGTAAACAGCAAATTAAAGAATGACTATGGCACTAATAAAACAGTTGTTAGATGGTTCCATAACAGCCAAAATAAAAATTCAAGAATATTATCAAATTCTAGTTGGATTGAAGAACATGTTTATTTTCCNATTGATTGGCGCCACCGATTTCCTGATTTTTATGATGCAATTNTAAAATATCAACGTGCAGGTAAAAATTTACATGATGACGCACCTGATGCTTTAACTGGGGTTGCCGAATCAACATTAACTAAAATTAGCAGTCTAACACCAGAACCAGACTTTAACGAAAAAACGAAAATGCTTAAAAAGGCAGGCTTAATTTAAGGAAGTGATTAAATGGCAGCAGACTTAGATCCACAAGCAAAATATCACAGTATTCAGTTACTAAATGGGCAACGATGGGGTAATGACAATACGCTTGATGAAGCTAATAAAGTATATATGATGCCAGTAGAGCAATGGGAGCCTATTAAACAAAATCCACAACAAATGATTGATATTATTCAATATTTTGTTCAACACCACTACGAAAAACAATTACCGCGCATAATTGAATTAGAACGATATTATAAAGGCGATAATGATATTCATTATGCAAATACTCACAAAGGTTCTAACCGTGCAGATAATCGTGTAACGTCAGGATTTCCTAAGTATATTACTGATATTAAGGTGGGTCATGCAGTTGGGAATCCTTTAAAATTTCAGTACAGTAACGATGATAATAAAGACAAAGATTTGATACAAGCCGTACAAGATTTTAATGAACGTAATGATGAATCTTATCACGAAAAAATTATGAAAAAAAATCTTAGCGTAACTGGCAGAGCATTTGAATTGGAATACGTTAAAGAGGGAACAACAGATGTAATGCTGCGAGCCATTGATCCAACAAATGCATTTGTAGTTTATGATACGGATATTGAACAGCATTCATTATTTGCTATTCGCTACTATTTAGTAGATTTTAACAATACTAAGGAATATCATATTGAAGTTTATACAGATGATAAAGTTTATTATTTTACAGCAGGAGAAAGTCCCTCACTTGATATTAAATTTATTAGTCAACAGGATCATTTCTTTAATGCTGTGCCATTAACTGAGTTTATTAACAATAGCGAAAGAATGGGAGACTGGGAGGCTTCCCTGGATAAAATAGACGCAATAGATAAGTCTTTATCTGAAATGGCTAACTCACAAGAAGATTTTAGCAACGCAATGTTGCACATTGATGGAGATTTTAATTTAGCTGATGAAAATGGAAATTTAATTACTAATGGCAAATCTAACAAGCCTGTAATCAATCCTCAAGCAAGAATTATTTTTACTAAACCGTCAATTATAAATGATGGTTTATCAACTAATAGCACTGTCATTCCTTCAAATATAGGATATCTAGTAAAAGATACCAATGTTACGGATTGGAAAACCTATGTAGATTTATTAGCTGCACAGATTCATAAAGACACTAACACACCTGACACTAGCGACCAAAATTTTGCTGGAAATGTTTCCGGTGAAGCTATGAGCTATAAGTTATGGGGACAAGATCAAACTAGAGCTACACAGCAATCTTTATTTACACGTGGAATTATGCGACGCTTAAGGCTACTAGCTAATTATTTAACTGCAAAGGGAACTCTTAGCAATAAGGATAATATCGAAAATTTTAATATTGTTTATACACCAAACCTACCTAAAAACGATAATGAAACCATTCAAAAGATTTCAGGTTTAAATACAACTGGCAAGTTCAGTGACGAAACAATTAGAGAACTAGCAGAAACTATCACAGGAATTAATGCTAAGACAGAAGGACAAAGAGTTGATGAACAAGATAAAAAAGATTTAGAACAAGACCCAATACAACAACAATTCCCACGTAAACCTTTAATCCAAACTGTTGATGGCTCGCCACTTAATCGGGATTATCAGAGACCTAAACAAAACAGTCGAGAAAATGATGTAAATATGATTAATGCAGTGAGATTAGGAGAAGCAAATGGTAAAACTAGATCCTCAACAAACCATTGAATTAGCACAGCGTGTTTATGGTGTTCAAGATGAGCGTGTAAAAGAATTGAAATGGATATTTCAACAAACCCAGAAAGAAATTATTGAACAAATATCTTATTTTATTTCTAAAAAGATTAACTGGGAGACTACAGCACCCAAAAAAGAACGTGATGAATTAATGGATCAATTATCACAAATAGTTAATAGTGCAGATGATAATGATCAATCATTAATCCAAACAGCATTTAAAGGACAAAAAAGCAAAAGCCAAGGTGATTTACTACTAGCGAGTATTACTTTAGCCTTAATAGATTTAGGCTTAACTAGGAAAAAGCAGTTAAATGATAGCGTTAATTATATTCCAAGAGTAGTTAACGCTTCTAATTATAAAGTTGCAAAACAAATAGTTGAACAACAGCCAAAAAGTCGACCTCCTAGCCAAGTAAGATCTTTGCCATCTGCAAATATTAATCAGGTTCTCCAAAAAACAACAAAAAATGCAGTAATTGATAGAGATTTTCTTCAACAAAATTATGCAACTATCAATAAGCAGACAATTCAAACCATTACCCAAGTTAGAGATGTAGCTGTTAGAGCGGCTCAAAGTACGGAGCCTGATCTAAAATTTGCAGATGAGGTTGCTAATATTTTAACTGGAGGGTCTAAAAAAACTAATGGGCAAATGGGAAGAGCTCAAGGAATGGTTAGAACAGTTACCTCACAGGTTATTAATCGTCAAAAAAGAAAAGATTATAAAAAACGTAACGTTAAAAAATATAAATTTTTGTCACTTGAGGCAGTAACCACATGTAATGACTGCAATTCTCTTGACGGTAAAATCTTCAATGTTGATGATGCACAAGAAGGCGTAAATTATCCGCCTATTCACCTAAATTGCCAATGTGACACACAAGAAATTATAGATGATAAATATTTAAGCGGACAAATTGACGTAAGTGATGAACTGCAACAATTACAAAATGAATTAAATAGCGATTAAGCAATCGCTTTTTATTTTGTCTTTTTTTCGGCGCAAGACACTAAAGAAAGCTGATAGTTATACCAACTTAAAAGGTTATGGAGGCATAAAAATGGAAAAATTATTAAATGAACCAATGAAGCTCAACTTGCAATTATTTGCTGATGAAGGCAATAACAATACTAATTCTAGTAATAATAACGATAGTTCTACGACTCCTCCCACAGGTGATAGCCCTAATCAAAATAATGGTGATAAGAATGACGATAAAAATAACAATAGCAATAGTAATTCTAGTCGCACCTTTACCCGTGAAGATGTTCGAAAAATGCTTAGTGCCGAAACTAATAAAGCTATTGAAAAATTTAAAAATGAATCTTTGCCAAGCTTATTAGATGAAGCAGCTAAAAAGGGTGAAGAACGAGCAAAGATGACAGAGTCTCAACGTCGTAAAGCTGACGAAGATGCACGTATTAAAGAATTAGAAGCTCGCGAACAAGCCCTTAATCAGAGAGAAGCCTTAACTTCAACTAAGGACTTATTGTCAAAAAATGAATTGCCACTTGATTTTGCCGATATGTTAACAGATTTAGACGAAAACAAACGATTAGATAATGTTCTTAACTTTAAAAAGGCATTTAATGCAGCTGTGCAAGCTGGAGTTGAAAACCGTTTAAAGGGACAGCATAATCCACAGGCTGGCTCTAATGGCAATAATTCTAGCAATAATTTAGGAACTCAATTTGCTCAAATAGCTAACCAACAGGCAACTAAACCTGTAAATGATCCATGGGCAAATTTAATTAAATAAAAGGAGAGTGCAAATTATGTATTATGAGGGAATTAAGCATTATGATGATATCCCGTTTTTAGAAAGTCAATTTTTTGTTTCTTTTAAGCAAACAGTAGATCAATCTACACCAGGTGTAAAAGATGGAATTTTGCCAGCCGGTTCAATTATTCCTTCAAACGATGAAAAAGCAAAAGCAATAACAATTAATGATATTGATGTTTCTCATGGCACCCAGCTTGTGGGAGGGATTGTTGAAGGCTATATAAATGCTAAACGTCTTCCCGTTGTACCTACAGCAGATGCAGTAAAAGCATTACCAAAAATTACATTTTCAAATTTAGAGGAGGCTTAGTTTAATGGCAAACATTGCAGAAATTTTTAGTCAAAAGAATGTTATCTCTTATTTAAAGCAACGTGTATATCCGAATATGTTAGGTGATACTTTATTTCCAAGCAGAAAAGTTCCGAATTTTAATGTTGAAATTCTAGAAAATACAAGATCGACTCCAGTTATTGCCCCAGTCTCTACATTTGACGTTGAAGCTGAAATTGGTAGTAGGGAAGCTAATGTTACTGCCGCAGAATTAGGATATATCAAACGTAAAATGCAACTAAAAGAAGAAGATATTATGGCTTTACGTTCTCCAAGAAATGCAGAGGAAGAAACCTATTTAACACAGAACGTATATAACGACATTGATAATTTAGTTCGTGGCATTCAAGCACGAGTAGAATTAATGCGCATGC